GTGGCGAAGGAGGCGTTGTTTGACGTAGGCATTGGGTTCGCACTGTCCTTTCCTGTGGCGTTCACTGTGCTGACCTTCACGACCGCTGCTGACCTATCAGTGACGACAACGGCGATGGTGCAAACAGGTGTATTCACTTTCATTGCACTGTTACGAAAATACTACGTCCGACTCTTTTTTAAAAGAAACGGTAGTAAATAAGGGTGAAGTGCATGAAACAGGGTGAGGTAGGGGTTAAGGTACACTGTAAAGAAAACCAAGTAAACAAAGGGTTTTCTCTTATAGGTAGTGTTAGGTATATACTTATAATAATAATAAATATATATAGTAGTATAACGGTATAAATGGGCGTTTATAGGGGTTTAGTATTGGGTATAGATAAACCGCCATACACTGCACACTGTACACTGCTGGTTTTAATGGGAGCTATTAATGACTGAATTTAAGTATGATGAGAGCCGTAGCTATGACGATAATTTCTATCGATGGTGGGGATTGAATAGCACGGAGAGAAGAGAGTTCTTACAAGAACCTTACCACGCTCAAAAAGCACGAATGATATTCAACAAAAAATACTCTTCTTATGAGAAGAACAGTATGTTTGAAAAGATGAAAAGAAAGATGGATGATTTCTTCTAGTGTTATTCTTGGTAGAATGAATAAAAGGAAATGAACTATGGCAAGACCAAAGAAAGAAAGACCTAAGCTAGTCGATGCTCCCGCTCAATTTGAGAAGGACGAAGAGTTTGGTTTGACAGAGATGCAGACAGCTTTTGTGTGGTATTACACAGAAGGATCATGTAGTCAGACAGAAGCAGCTAGACGAGCTGGTTACGAGTACCCAGCAGTAGCAGCTAACAAGATGCTAAACGGTAAAGACTTTCCTAGCGTTACCAAAGCTATACGAGTCAAGCAAGATGAGTTAGCTGAGAAGTATGCGATAACTCCAGCCAAGACTGGCACGATGTTGTGGAAGATCACCGAGACTGCATACGAAAGCGGACAACTTAACGCAGCTGTGTCAGCCATCAAAGAGCTCAATCAATTAGCTGGTTTAAACATCAGTAGATCACAAAGCGTTAACATAAATGCGAACTTAGACACGATGAATAAGGACGACATCAAGGAGAGATTGTCCAAGCTATTAGGCGCAGATGTGGAGACTTATTCCGATAAGGACATGTAAGTGAAATAACTAAGCAATGGGGCGCTCTCCGTCAAAACGTCTAAAAATCCAGAAAAACTCTCAAAATCTCAAAAACTCCAATGAAATCAATAGCTTAGAGCTTTATTAACTTGTACATCTATTTATAACTATGTGCAATACTGTGAGCACAGCTGTCACAACACTAAAGTAGGAGTCCCTTGGGGTCGGGCTTTTTGCTGGAAAACGATTATTGTTGACCCCTCACACCCCCTAAATGACAGATAGATATATAGTTATAGTTATAGCTAAGTTACACGCACTAAATCACCAAAAAATCTCATCGTACCTCTTGTGTAAATAAGTATAAATATTGGGACTCTTTTGGAGTTGGTGTTATACTCAGCACATGGTCAACTCACGCAACAAAGGAGCTTCGTTTGAAAGAGAGGTCGTTAAAAATCTGAACGAATTTTTTTCACAAAATAATTTGGATGTAACTTGCAAGCGTAATTTAGACCAATATCAACAATCGGGCGAGTGTGATATTCCAATCCCGTTTCACGCCGTTGAGTGTAAACATTACAAAGAAGGTAATTGGCTTAAATCAGAGTGGTGGCGACAAGTTTGTGACTCAGCAAAAGACAACGAAATTCCTGTGCTGGTTTTCAAGTTCAACCGCATACCAACCAGAGTGTGTATACCCCTTCATGCGATCAATACCGACTGGGAGGTGGACAACCAAAAAATCGCCGTGATTCCTTTCGAGGACTGGTTGGATGTTTTAAAGAAAAATTGGAGTATTTATGAACAAACAAGTGAATCCTAACCACGGCATAACTGGAGCTAAAGTCACGCCAGCTGACGTAAAGCTCTTCATGGACTTCATTAAGGGCAAACGTCCCAAAAAGGGAAAAATCGTGAAATCCACGAGGGCTGTGCAGAATAATAGTTACAGGGATGCGGACGTATACTTCATCGACTTTAAGCATAAGAAACTTTATGAGGTACTCAAGCGTATTGCCAATACCGTTAATGCTCATTTTAATTACAACATAGATGGTATAGAGAAAGCTCAGGTAATTAGGTATAAAGCACCTTCTAATGGTTACGATTACCACATAGACCTAGGCAATGACGAAGAAGCATTGAAACGTAAGATAAGCGTGTCGTTGATATTGAACGAGGATTATGAAGGTGGAGAGCTTTGCTTTAGGTCTGGAGTAGAGGAGCAGTGTCTAAAAGGGACTTCTGGAGACGTTGTAGCCTTCAGTTCCTTCGTTCCACACAAAGTTAACCCAGTCACTAAAGGACAGCGCTACGTTGTTATAGTCTGGTTTACAGGTTCTCCTTTTAAATAATTTTTGATAGACTGCATTAATGTCTCTAAAAGATGCAATAGAGAGGGCAGTACAAGAGAACGTAGATCGAGCAAAACGTACACAAGAGCTTTCAATGGAGTACCACCCAAGCGCTGGTCAGATGACCAATTTTCTTGGTATGTTGGCTCCCGGCGCTGGAGTAGCAGACGCAGCTGGTGAATACCCAGCCTTACCTTCTTACGATCAACCAGTTACAGAAGCTTTTTCCAATGCACCTTATCCGTCCATGTCGGAGAACATAGCCAACCGAAACATCTTCGATGCCAGTATGCAAGGACTGGGAGTCGCTGGCGATGCTTTGTACGCAACCCAACTTGGAGCGCCAGTTGGATTTTTAACAAAAGGGTTAGGAGCTATGGGTACGGCAATGAGAGCTGCCAGTAAAGCCGACAAAGCTGGCATTACTGCACTTAAACCTACAAAAATTGATGCTGAAAGCATATCCTCCATCACAGATTGGGTAGACAGCAGTAAAGAGCCTTGGACGCAAAAAAACCTTTTAAGGACTGTAGATGATTATGACTTAAAAAATGTTTCTAAAGATTATCTACAAAAAAGTGATTTATTGGACAAAGATGGCAATGTAACTCTATACAGATATTTAAACATACCAGAAGGTGAAACATTGCAGATAGAAGAAGGAATTAAAAGCCTTACCACAGACCTTGAACACGCAAAGCAAATGGCTAAAGAGCGCAGTTCATTGCCAATGCAAAGATTAAAAGAAGGTGAGACCTTAACTCAAGCAGAAAAAAGTGGTTTATCTTCTTCTTTAGACAGAGCTTTAAGTGGAAAATATGAGACATACAACCTAGAAAGACCCGCAACCGTCCTTGAATACAAAGTACCTATAGAAAAAATAGAAGGATATTTACCAGCTCTATGGAAAAATTTGGATGAAGAATCTTTACAAGGATATAAAAGATATGTAGCAGAAGATCGTTATAGCAATTTAATTGACGATGCTATAGAACAAGGTTTAGATTATGATGAAGCACTTGAAGAGGTGGCAAATAGCGATGCTATTTCTGACTTCATAGGTGATTATGTAAGCACTATTTCTGATGAGTCAGAGGCTTTAGTTGATTTAACGGGGATAAAACCAAACAAGATTAAGGGCATCGAATCCTTAGATAATACAAGCAGATTGAAAAGAGCAAAGGAAATGGGTTTTCGTACAGACGAACCCGTTTACCACGGGACACACTCGAAAGATATTGATGCGTTTGATGATAAGTTTATAGGTGATCGTGACGAAGGTTTCTTTGGCAGAGGACACTATTTCACCAGTGAGTCTGGAGAAGCATCATGGTATGGTCCTAATGTTGGCGAATATTACACCAGAGGAAAATTATTAGACCTGTCGCCAACAAAAGCTAACTCAAATAGGGAATTGCAAGACACAAAATATTTCAAATTTTGGACAAAAGAATTAGAAAAGCTAGATATGCTGGACGAACCAACAAAGAAAGGTCTGAAAACAATCAACAAAATTGACGACTATGTAGATAAAAACGTCAAAGTAATGGTAGGTAAAAACTCTAATGGCACTACAGGATTTACCGCCAGTGTAAAACACCCAACAAGAAAGCCTTATGTTTATGAAGATTCCCAAGGTGTAACAAAAAGCATGGATGAAACCTTGGATTCGCCAATTATAAACAGAGGTGATGGAGTTGAGTTTCACGAAACAAAAGAAAAAGCAGTAAAAGCCTTAAAAAATAAAATAATATACGAAGCTCAAACCTTTAATGAATTGAGAGAAGTGTTCCCAGACCTAGGCAACACGCTATTTAGTCTTTCTGATTACATAAGAGTTGGCGGCAAAGGAGCAGATGAACTGTCAAAGCAAGCCAAGAAAGCTGGTTACGATGGAATCAAGGTTGGCGATGAAACCGTTATATTTGACCCAAAAAATATAAGACGCACAGATGCTGAGTTTGACCCCAAGAAAACAGAGTCACCTAATTTACAATCCAGTCTTAATTTACTATCGACAGGTATTGGTTCTCTTGCCTAGATTTCTGCCTTTTAAATAAACTACTTACTCTGTCTGTAGAGCTTTCCGTCTTTGTAGAGCTTCCAAGGTGTTCCTTGGCGATCCAGCGAATTAATCCTACGATTGATTATGCCCAGATTACGCTCAGTGGTGCGTATGCTATTGATGTAATCGTCTTTATCAGAAAACTGTGCTTTCTGGTAAAACTTATATATTGATTCTGCCATGCAACTCATTATAGCCCCATATCATGGCTGTTACGCTAGTACCTTCGCTATAACCTTCTTTACACTTAATACGCTCTATGGCGCGTTCTTTGACCTCTTCAACAGGCAAATAGTCGTATTCCCATGGTGCTGAATCCCAACGAGCTACAATAACGCTCTTTTTGTCTACGATCTTAGAATAGACATCAAACTCACCGTGTCGTCCTAAAAACTTACCCTCATCGTACTTTATGTATCTAGGTTTCATCCCTGACCCCTATAACGTGATTTACCACGCATACGTCTCTTATGCTTGTTCATGGTAGAGGTACCTAAGTTTCTTCTGCCTATGCTTGTTTTCTTGCCCGTTGACCCAGCATTTGACGTATGGTTTATGATTGCTGTTGCTTTTCTCATATGTTCATATACGCATCTTCTCTATTCACTGCAACCTTGCCTTTCCATTTCTTGCCTGTTCTAACGTCTTCATACTCTATATTCCCATTATTGTAGTGCCTTTCTCTTATCCCATCGTTAAAGTGGTAATACTTTAAAGTCTTTCCCCACTCCTCTACGTCTAATTTAAGTTTAACCCGCCTTACCGCGTCTGTGTATTCAGTCATTTGTAATAGCCTCCTCTTCGTTTAGAATCTCTTTCTTTCTGGTCTTAAAGTCATTTATCAGCTGGTCGTAATGTCTGGTGCTTAAAGAACGCAAAGTAGCCACTGCTTGTTTATTGTCTGTGTAATACTTATTCAAGCTATTCACACTATCTATACCGTCCATAAAAGTTGTTAGAATGAAGTATAAATCCTCAGCAACCGTCATATCAACTCCAGTGCTTTTCTAGCCAGATCGTTCTGCTCAGAAGCTAAACGCCCTTTCTTCCAAACATTAATAACGTATTCAGAATCAACCAGCATGTCTTTATTAGCGTCCAGATGTTTTTTCATTATCCTTCGTAAAGCGTCAGGACCTGTTACGTTGTAATTAGAATCAAACAACAAATCCAAGGTATTAATATAGCCTTCCATTGTTAATGCAACCTTGTAGTTGGCAGTTTAGCGCCTTCCTGTAATTCTATCCACTTCTCTATAGCGCCCCGTGGCATCTCGTTCATATTCGCATAACCTATAAAAGTGCCTTCCTTTTCGCACTCCTCTTTAAATTTAAGCGCTTCCATCTTCTCAGTGTAAGCCTTAACCAAAGAAACATAATCATAACCATACTTTTTCACATACGTTACACAATGCTTGTTTCTGTAATAATCAATTAAATCATCCCATGGCGTTTCCATTATTTATCTCCTTTCTTACTATGAAATATGTAATCCTTTTCTTCCTGTGTTCCAAAGTGCCAGATGCCTTTTAGTATTCTACTAAGTAGCATGTTAGGAATCGAACAAGGTTTTTCATCAGGCGTTCCTACATTCATTAATTGTAAGTGGCATATCTGACCTATGGTCTTACCATCGTTCTTCCACATATCTAACGCTTGCCTTGCTATATCCTTGAAAATACCATTTTTAAACTTCTTCTTGCACTGATTAACAGGCACGTTGTTTTCTTTCAAAGCAATGCCCAATATGTCTAAATCATCGTACTTGTAACTAACAAACTCTTTGTAATCCACATAACCGTCTTTGTCAGCCTCTAGTGGTGTCTCATTCTTCAGTTGCTTTACCGACTTCTTTTTCCTACCAGCCGATATACCTTCATTTGGATTAATGCCGTTAGCAATTAACTCTATATTCCTTCTAGCCTTTCTTCTAGCCGTTAGCACACTCATTTCATCTGTGCCACCTAACATCACCCTTAAAGCTCCTTTAATAAAATCTTGCTTGTTGTGGATGCTGTAATACCTCTTTCTGTTCTTTGATAGGAACCTAATAGCCAAAACTGGTTCCGTGTTGTCGTAGTAATAGGTATTCACTTTGTCTTTTAAGGCTTTTACATTGTCATCCGTAAAACGAAAAGTTCGTTTAGTTGTATTAGTTCTGCTCGATACACTAACAGCTCTTGGCTTTACTGGCTTTACTATGACTGGCTTTTCTACTTCAGCTGTGACGACTGGCTCTATAGAGTGGTCAAAATTAGTAATCCTAGCGTTGTGCAACTCTAAAGCAGCAGTAGCTTGTTCATACTCTAATTGCTTCTGCCTAACGATTGATTGCAACTCGAACCTATGCCCGACTAAAAAATCCTTCGTGGTCTTAATATAGTGGTCTAAGTGATTAAGCACACACTCTTCAGGAGAGATGTTGTATTCTTGCTCCACTTCTTTGAGCATTGCACCTAGTCTTTTGTTTAATTGTAGTTTTATTGTTTCCATAATTTATTATTTTTTGGCTCGCCTATTTTTAGCAAGCTGGTTATTTCTATCTTTTACCCTTCGGTTTTCTTTATCAACCTCAGTCATAAATTCATCAAGCACAGCCTTTTTGTTCTCAGCGCTAAGTTTGGTGTGTATGACCACATCATTTTTCTTAGCTAACCAATTTTGATGCCATTGCCTCTCTTGGTTTTTCCAACTCCAATCTATGCCACCATATTTTTCAGAACTGAATCCAAACACTAATGGGTTGGTAAATTTTTCATGCCATTTCATTCTTTCTCCTTATATATTCCATAAGCACCATCTTCATAATCTTCTGCTGTTACAAAGTCTCCTAAATACTTTTTCAGTAATTCTTTTTCTTTGTTATTAAGGTCGTAATCCCAAACAGGAACAGGCACCGCCCTAAGAAAAGTTAAAGTAGGATTCCAAACTTGACGCAATAACTTTTTCTTTAATCCTGTTTTGAACCATCTGTCATGCTTACCTCTTCTTATAATCAACTCCTGATAATATTCTTCATCTCTTATATTTTTATCTATGCCTATAAAACTGTATTCTTTGTCTGACAATAGCTTGTGAGCTTTATTCACAGCAGTTTTTTGGTATTTATATTCTTTATTGTGTAAAACTTTTGTTTCATGTGAAACATTTGTGTTTTCATCTTCATAGCAAAGATAGACACTTCCACCAGCTATCTCTATTTTTCTTGGTTTTTTTTCCATTGTTTCCATTTAGTCGGGTGATCTTTAAATAATTCTTTTGCTGCTTCTTTGTAAAAGTCTGGTTTTCCTACACCAAACCTTTCTCTAAGGTCGTGATACCAAATCTCTTTCAAGAAATGTATCTCCTCACCCTTTGAGTAAACTCTGCTTACCTTCCTGTTGCATTTATCACAGCTAACCCTGTCTTTTTGCAACCTAGAGCCACAGCAAGCGGTGAACTCGTAGCTGTTAGCTACATACACCTCAGTAGGCTGGTCTTCCCTTTTTATTTTTTTGTATGCCATATTTCCTCCATTAAATCATAGTTTACAAACTATTGCAAATCTTTGTAATTATTTGCTTCTCCTTATAAACTTTTATCTTCTTTTTTCTCCTTATTAAATTTGTTTAATATCGGTAACTTTCTCCCGAGAAATGTTCCTTCTGCAATGTCTTTTTTTAATAGTGCTAAATTCTCTACAAACTCAGGAGTCTTAATGACATCTAAACACTTGATACAGTAACTTTTGCCAACCTCTGGATCGTTGGGACACAACATACAAGTTACTTTAGGCGCTGCTTTTACTTCTTCTATATCCTCATTAACTTTGCTTTTTGCCCAACTTAAAGTATCGCAATTAGTTCCGTTATATGTGTACTCGCTTTGTGTGACATCACCTTTTGGATTTCTTATTATGTAGGTTTTTTTATTTCTTTTACCTACCCAGCCACCAATGTGTTTTTCAATCGTGTAATTTTTATATTTATATTCTTTTATTTTCATTTTTTCTCCTAAGTTAAGTAAGGTACTACTGTGTTGGGCACTCCGTATTTTCTCAACACTTTGCCGTAAGCTGTTGCTGCTGCTTCCATCCTGTCAGCACTTTGACCGCCCTTTCTGTCAACATCAACTCTCATATCCCAGCCATAATTAGACCCTAAAGTATCAATCAAGCCTTTGGCTTTTAACTCTTTGCTAATCATGTTTTTGCCGGGACCCGCTATTTTGAGATAAGCACCACCACAGTTGCCATCCTTACAAACTTCGTATGGTTTGTTTTTATCAAACTCGCCAAACAAAGAATCGGCTACTTGAAAAGCCACTGGATTAGGCACACATTTATCGTGTGCTTTTTGAGCTGCCTTCTTAGCTGCTTTCAGCATTTTGTTTATATAAGCATCTAACATTATTTTTCTCCTTCTTTATTATTAATCATCGTAAATAACCAGTTCTAAATCTTTGATCTCGATTGGGTACCATTTTTCAACCAAAGCCTCGTAAACTTTAAGGTCTTGTTCGCAGTATTTGATGTACTTAGAAGGCTCACCATAAATTGGAGTTCCTTTTTTTTCTCTACCCCATCCATTAGCAAGACCTTCAAAAACCTTTGTGCCTTCTGCTTCCATTTTTTCGTACCTAGCCTTGGCTTTTTTCAAGAACACAATCTCATTTTTAACCAAGTTACAAGACAACTCTAATGGAAGGGCGTGTATGCCTGAACAACTGCCATCTCTCCAACCATCAACCGTATATCCGTGGTCAGCAATTTTGTTGTTATCTATGTTAAGTTTGTGTCTTTTCCTACAAAGCTGGCAGTGACCCCAGTATTTAGCAGACTTTTCAGTTCTAACACCTTCAGTCTTTATTTTCTTTGGTTTGGCTATGATTTCTGCTTCCTTGAAAAACGCTCTAAGCTCTACTAGGTTGTTAATTGGAACCCACACATTACCAAAGGTTCTGAAATACTCAGAGTGTTTGGCTTCTCTTACATTGTGGAGGTCAAAAGGAATATTGTCTCTGGGGTTAGCATCTACAAAGGCTTCATACTCAGGACTCATATAACTAAAGTCTGTGCCCAACTCTTCTTTTAGTTTATTTCTGTAACATTTGTCTGCTGCTTTTTTAAGTCCGTTGTAAGCTCTGTTAAGCTGATCCATAGCATCTTTCTTTGCTGACTTAGTGTAAAACTGACCATTATAAATAGCTTCAGCCCTTCTAACTCTTTCTGCGTAATTTTCAAAATGTGACATTTTTCCTCCTTCTTTATTGTTAGTCATCGTAATGAATGTAATCTTCTGGTCTAAGATTTTCTTTCTTTAAAATCTTCCCAAGTTTTTTCGCACAATCAGAACCTATTGGATGAGAACCCAAATCCCCACAACCGTATTCCATGGTTATAACTTCACTGTCGTCATGGTGGCAAACTTCTCCACCACCTTCACAAGCATGAATCCACACTTTGGGGTCTTTCAAGCCTTTCCAACAAAGATAACATCTGTCTTCCTCATCACCGATAAGATAATTTTTATCTTGATAAGGACTTTCAGCTTCTGCGAAATCTACGATTGGATGCTTACAGTTTTCTAAGTAACGCTTGTTAGTCATTACGCCACCTCCCCTTGTTTTCTTCTTAACTTTTTTTTGTGCTTGTTTACTTGTACAGAAGCAATCCATAAATCAAAAGCGTAACTATTTATATTGTCATACTGCCTGAAAGACCTAATGATATGTCTTTGTTTTCTTTTCAAGTCTATTAATTTTTTTACTGATGCAAATTTTGTCATTTTTTCTCCTTCTTTATTGTTATTTATCATATCCACATATCCATTATACATATATTTATAAATATGTACAACTTTTTACACATGTTTTTTTAATTAATTTTAGCCCTATTTTTGGACCCAAAAAAAAGGGCAATCTTTCGACTGCCCTTTTTCTTATAACAGTGGTAAATTAGCTGTCTATGAAATCTGGACTTAAAGTCCCAGCGGGTGCTACAGCGTCACACACATTTACCTCGATTTCGCCAACTGCCATACTCAGCTTTAGAAGTGCACCCTGTCATTCGATTAAAGTCTTTCCTCGATAAAGTTCTTAGCGTAATCTTCTGGAGTGTAGTCAATGCTCAACCCTCCAAAATTTGAATCCACTATCTCGATGAACTCAGTGGCATCCGCAACCAGAGCTTCAAAAAGCTCTTCATAAGAAGCAGTCTCCATGTCTAGCGCATTGTAGTTATCTAGGTTGTGGTTTAAGAAAAGATCACTTGAGTAAGGATCAACGTAAGTCTTATCTTCATCTTTTATTGGTTTTACTATAGTTACCATTTTTATTTTCCTCGTTTAGTTAATGAAGTTGCCATAATAAACTAATTACAAATAATTACAACTATTAATAAGTGTTAATTTATTTTAATAAAAATGTATACAACGACACGCATTTACTATATACTGTATTTGTGATGATAAATAAGGAGGAAATATGATTATAGAAGTTAAACCAAATTGGACAGGAAGAGTATTCAAGTTCAAGATTTCCGATGTTGACTTTGGATATAACAAACCAGTTTATCTTTGGAACGAAGAAAAAGGTGAATGGAAAGAAGTAATAAGCACCAGCTTAAATCATTATCACCTTTTGGTGAGCGAGCTTGGGTATGACCCAAAAGCAAAAAGATGTTTTCACTGTAGAGAGTGTGAAGTGACAAACTACCAAGATGATGTTGAGTTGCTTTACGAAGACATTGGTAACAAGTTGCCTGTCAGAAGAAACGCTTGCAGTGACCATGCTGATTACTACTACATGGCAGAAACATTTGAGGAAGCAATAAAAGCATGAAAGACTACCAAAGACAAAGACTGTATAACTGGGAGAACGCAGAACCTTGGATGGTAAAGAAAAGCGATCTTACAGAATCAGAGGTGCTTTACATTATTAAAGAGCTAGACAAAATATTTAAAAACGATTGGGCAATTAAAGAAACCCAAGTCCAGTTTTCTAACGGCAGAGGAATGAGCTGGGCAAACAAGTCTAAGATAAAATTAAAAAGAGATTGGGCATTGACTTGGGGCGTGGTCTTGCACGAATACGCACACGTTATAACTGACGACAAACACGGACCTGAGTTTGTTGCAATCTTTTGTGGCTTAATCAATCGTTACCACCCAGACAAACCTTGCTTAAAAGGAATGGCAAAGACTCTAGGTGAATATGGATTGGATTTTAAATCGCTTAAAACTTTAGAAGACAGGGTAGCAATATCCAAACAACCTGACATCGACATATCTAAAGCGCCGATAGTAAAATCAAAATCAAGAGCAGTAACTCCAGAACAAAAAAGAAATAATAAGTTTAGAGCCAAGACTAAAGAATTATTAAAAGCTTGGGAAAGAAAAAGATGGGCATTAGGAGTTGATAGTGACCTTCACAAATTTGAATTTGAGATCGAAAGAGTATATGACTCTCATTGGGGATTAGAGCTTTATGTCAGAAAAACGGGCTGGATATATGGCAACCAAATTCCAGAGAGATTTGAATGGGAGCTGGAAGATACTTACGATAATTGGAAAGACGCTTATTACTGGTTGGCTGGCGAAGTTGTTGAAGTGTGGGAACTCCTTTTTACCAGCCCACCCAACGTGATGGGTGAAGACAAACCAACAGAAAGAAAAAGAGTAAAAAAATCTGGTCAAAGCCAAGAAGCTAAAGACAAAAAAGTTTATTACAACAGAGCCAGAAGGAGATTGGTCAAACACGGCTTTGAAATAATCTACGAAGGTGAGCACAAGAACTACAGGTCGGTTACGTTTAAAAACAACGAAACGCTGTTTATACAAGAAGCACAAGACAGTGCACCACTTAACATAGACTGGAAAAGAGTTTACACAACCCTAGAAAATCTAGGTTACAAGGATGCAATTAGATGATGTTTCACGTGAAACATTTGCAAAAGATTATAAATTTTTATACTATAAGGAGCAAATATGATTACACCCAATAAACAAATAAATAACATTTACGGCTATGTTCGAGTGTCTACGACAGAACAAGCCATTAATGGTATTTCAATCGACACGCAAAAAGATTTGATTAACGAGTTTTGCATGACCAAGTTTAATCGCCCAGTTGACGAGTTTTTCGTTGATGCTGGCGTGTCTGGAACCATACCTATTAATGAGCGTGAAGAATCAAGAAGATTGACAGACACCATAGACGAACACGACATTGTTATATCGACACGCTTAGACAGATTATCAAGATCGTCTGGTGATCTTTTAAAGACCATACCGATCTTTGAGGAGACTGGAGTTATCTACTATCTGTGTGAGCAATTTGGCGATATGCCAATTTCTTATCCAAAGAAAAAGAATAAAGCCAGCTTGCAGAGCAAGTTTGACATGAACGAGATGGTCAACAAGATTATGGTTATGGTCTTATCCGCAGTGGCTGAAATAGAACACGGCTCTACTGTTGATAAACTAAAAGAAGGTAAATTGGCTTGGGCACCTAAAGGCTATTCGATAGGTGGCACAGCTCCTTTTGGTTACGATAAGGAAGAAGAAAAGATCAAAACAGGCAAAAGAGTTAAGCGCAGAATGAAGTTGGTAGAGAATGAAGAAGAGCAAAAGGTCTTACAGTTTATCTATAAATTAAGAAAAAAAGGCTTGGGCGCAAGAAGAATATCCAAACAGATAGTGGCTCATTTTCCAGAATACGACATCTTTCCTTACTGGAAAGTACGCAACATACTAGCCAGAAAAGCACAGGGCTTGCATAACGCTAGTTAATCCTATAATTTTAGCTATAATGAAATTATGGCTACCAATTTAACAGATGATGTAGACATTTTTGCGCCTGACAAAGACTTGTTGGACAAAGCCGTTGAATCATACGAAGAAAACGTACCCTTAGTTGGACAAATAGCAGCTGGATTCACATTACCCGGCATGGCTATGGATTTAGCAACGGCTGGAAAGTACGGCAGAGAAGGCGTTAGAGATATAAAATCTGGATTACAAAGCATGGGCAGTGTCTTTAGTATGGGTAAAGCGCCCAGCCAATTAAAGTCTGGTGTTAAGAATTTAGGCATAGCTACACTAGCTGGCGTAGGAGCAATTCCGTTGTTTGGCGACATAGCGAAGCGAGTGGGCACTCCTCTAATAAAAGGCATAGAACAATCCGCCGAAGTGGTACCCACATCATCCATAATCAAGAAAGCTAAAACTTCACCCCCCAAGAAAGTTAAACAAGCAGAAGATTTATTAACTGCCTCAGCAAATGATTTTGAATACAAAGGCGTAGCGCAACAAAAAAGACAGCCCATAGAAGTTTTAGACAACGGTGATGGAACTTTCACACAACTTGGCGGTTCCTCTACTTTGGAAGCCTTAGAAAAATCAGGTGTAGATCATGTCCCCATAAAACGCTTTCCTAACGAAGAATCTTATAAATTAAATGAGCCCATCAGAAAAGCTGCAAAAGAAACCAAAAGAGCAGAAGATGCGAGAAAACTACAACCCAAAGTAAACGATCCAACATTTGAAGGACCTGTAAGAGAATTTGGCTCTAAAATGGAAAAAGAGTTCGATAAGACTTTTAATTTACACCAA